CCAAGAACGGACAGCAGGTCTGTATATACAGAGGGGCAAACGATACATATACGCTAGTGGTTGAAGGTCAGTGTCCTACAGAGTATCGTTGCAAATATGATCCACACGGTAAAGAGCCTAACATAGATAGTGTGGTTGACTCACTAAATGATAGTTTTAAATAGGAAATAATATGGCACTACAGGCAAGAAGAATAGGTGAAACTCTGGCACAGTATAACCGTAGAGTTGGCAAAAAACCACCAACAACAGTTCGTAAACCAACACCAACAAAACGAAAGCCAGTGGCTAAACCAACCACCGTCAAGGCAGTTACTCCTACAGTAAAAAGACCACCTACACAAAAAGTAAAGGCAAGAATAGATCCAGATAGACGTAGACCTATAGTAAAGAAACCAACCCCAAAGCAAGTTATAAAAGGTCCTGATGCTCCCACTATACGTACACCAAGACCTAAAAGACCTACTGTAGATCCTAGAAAACCTCCTAGAACACCAACTCCAAAACTTCCTGATAGACGTAAACCTCCAACTACAGGAATCCCAAAACCTCCATCTAGAATGCCAAAAGATTTTCTAGCCCTCGTAGAAGAGCTTAAAAGAAGGCAGAAAGATAAACCAAAAAGACCTCGTTTACCAACTCCTAAACCTGCACCAAAAGGAATGGAGGTTGTTCCTAAAGGTTATAAAAATGTTTCTTTTAAAGATGCAGGATTTAAACCACCTCCAAAAGGATCAGCAACTACTTCAGCTTTGGTAAGATTTTATAATCCTAAAACGAAGGAAGTTGTTATAGTACCATCAGGAGGATATACCCCTGCTAAAGGTTTTATCAGAAGTGGAAGTTTAGGTGGACCACTTGATCGTAGACCTAGGCTACCTGTTACAAAAGGTCCTGATGCTCCCACTATACGTCCTCCAAGACGACCACCAGACACACTTGGAGGTTCTCCAGTAGCCATAGGTAACAATATTGATATTAATAAAATAGGTAATAAATCTAGAATTTTTGAAATAGCAGATAGAAAAAATAGAGCAATACGTCAACAATTACAAAGATTAGTATCTGCAACTTATAGGCGTGGCATATCTCCTATGGCTAAAGCACAAGCTGAAGCGCAGATAAAAATAATTAGAAACCAACTATCTAAAGTAAAATTTCCAAAAGGAATGGGGGGTGACGGAACATATACAAGTGAAATGTTATATGCACTAGGTGTTTTTCAAAAAGGACCTTCTAGAATTAAACGTCCAACTCCTGACCAAATTATACCTATGCCATTTGCAGAAACTCAACCAGTTAGAAGACCTCCAGATCCACTAGGAGGTAGAGATTTGCGTGACTTAAACAGAAAAGAACGAGCAGAAGTAGTAAAGGCAAGATATCAGTTAACTCAAACAGAAAGAATGCGTAACTATAATAACGCAAGACAAAATTTAATTAATAGATTTAGAAATGATCCTGCAAAACTAAGACAAGAATTATCTAAGCTTAATATAAACATAAGACAAGATGATACAGTAAGAAAATTTAGAGCAGGTTTAGTAAGTAGGAATGCTCTCAACAATATTGGTCTTCCTCCAAGAGAGATACAAAAAGTTATATTTGATAGAAAAATGAGTGTCATGCCTGAGAGTCCTAGAAAATTAGACATGATTCTTAATTTTCAGATAAGAGAAATGAATTTAGATCTTAGAGAAACAATAAAAAAAATGCAAGCACGAGGGGCTACCAGACAAGAAATACAGCGTATAAGAACAGCCTATAGAAATGAAATTGCTAGAAGGAGACAAAATATGGCTAGAGCCAAAGCAGACCTACAGGCATACAGAAGGACAAGATAATGGAAGTAGATCCAGTAATATTTTGGAACGTAGTCCTAACACTTATTATAGCTCCTGCTGTGTGGGCATTTAGGAATATGATGGCAGAGGTAAAGCGTATAGATATACTGCTCAACAGAACACGAGAAGACTATGCATCACGAGCAGAAGTAAGAGATGAGATGCAACACGTAATGGAAGCATTACACAGACTAGAAGACAAACTAGATAGAGTATTAAGTAGAGAAAAATAATGAATATATTTCAAGGATTTAAACCATCAGGATTAGAAAAGATAGCTAACGCTATGGGATTCCAAGGTGATCAAAGAAAGTTTAAACAATTCTTGCAGGACAATCCTGACAGACAAGCAGAGATGATGCGTTATCAAGACATAGCACGTAAGATGGTAGAAGGTGGCTATGTAAAGAAAATGCAAGAAGGTGGAGATGCATCCAAAAAGAAAACTATAACAGGTGTAACAGCCGATAGAGTTACAGATCCAAAGTTAGCAGAGGGTGCTAAAGTAGATCCTTTTGGTATACCTACAGACAGTGATCAGTTTGTAGATCCAGATGCAACCATGTTAGGAGATGCTCCTAGAACAGGAGCTATGATGGCAGGTACAACTAAAGCAAGGACTGATCTTCCGGGATTTGACTTTGGAATTACTATGCCGTTTGATCCAAGACAAGAGGGAATAGACCCAGTAATGGGAGGTGACGAAGAGCTTACACCAGAGCAACGTAAGGAATTAGAAGATCAAGCAACAGGAAAGGCTGAACAAGCAGGTATGCCTAGACTTGACAAAGATGTAACTGCAGAAACAATGGAAGCTACCACAAAGCAAGACGAAGTTGGTGCTGTTTTAGATTCTACACAGGCAGCACAATCAGATCCTAATGATCCAAGAGCAAAAATAACAGCACAAGCATCTACTAAGTCTATGGTAGGAGACTTAACTGCTGCCGAAGGTATTGCTCACGTAATAGACAGTCCTGCAAAAAGAGAACTTGAAGCAGGAGAAATAGTAGAGCCTGTAGCAAACGCTGAAAAAGCAAAGAAGTTTACAGAGGAAGTACAGGCAGCCACTGCTACACCTTCAGAGAAGGCTACCGTAGCAGGGCAAATGAAGACACTTACAGAGGGCTTTGATGCCACCAACCCACCACCGTGGGCTGCAGGGGCATTAAGAGGTGTTATGGCTCAGATGCAAGCTAGAGGTATGGCTACGTCTAGTGTTGCAGGACAAGCTATGATTCAGGCAGCTCTAGAATCTGCCCTACCTATTGCATCTGCTGATGCACAGACACAAGCATCTTTTGAAGCACAGAACTTATCTAACAGACAGGCTCGTGCCATGCTTGCTGCAGAACAACGTGCCAAGTTCTTAGGCATGGAGTTTGATCAGGCATTTCAAGCCAAGGTTATTAATGCTTCTAAAGTTAGTGACATAGCTAACATGAACTTTAATGCAGAGCAACAGGTCATACTAGAGAATAGTAGGGCTGTAAATACCATGAACCTAGCTAATCTCAGTAACAGGCAAGCCTTGGTAATGGCAGAAGCAAGTTCATTAGCTAACCTAGACATTGCTAATCTAAACAATAGACAACAAGCACAAGTTGAAAATGCAAAGAACTTTTTGCAGATAGAGATGACTAACCTGTCTAACCAACAACAAACAGAATTATTTAAATCACAGTCTATGCAGACTGCACTATTCAATGACCAAGCTGCAGAAAATGCTGCAAAACAGTTTAATGCCACAAGTCAAAATCAAACAGATCAATTTTTTGCAAACCTTAAAACACAAGTATCACAGTTTAATGCTGCTCAAGCAAATGCTCAAGCACAGTTCAATGCAGGTGAAGCAAATGCAATGACAAAGTTTAATGCTGAAATGCAAAATCAACGTGACCAGTTTAATTCAAAGAATAGACTTGTTATAGATCAAAACAATGCACAGTGGAGAAGACAGATAGCTACTGCTGATACAACAGCCATAAATAGGGCTAATGAACTCAATGCAACTGCACTACTTAATATGTCAAACAGTGCATATAATAATCTGTGGAACTATTACAATGATGTTATGGAGATGTCATGGGAGAGTTCTGAGAACGAAAGACAAAGAATTGTACAAATGGCAATAGCTCAATTGCAGTCTGAAACATCAAAAGAGTTAACAGAAATGAAAGCAGACTATGATAGTGCTGTAGGTTTTGGTAGTTTGATAGGTACATTCTTAACTGCAGGAGCAGATAGCATATTAGGATCAGCATTAGGATTTGGATCATGAGTAGATACAGCCCAACAAACCCTGCCGTAGATGCTTGTTTAAATTTAGAAGCAATCATGAACAGGCAGAAACCAGTAAAGTTAGAGTCAAAAGCAACCAAAGGATTAGTTAGTAGAAAAGTACCTACCCCATCTGAAGCAAAAGATGATGCAATGAGTAGAGTGGTAGAATATGTAAAACTCATAAGAGATGTAAGAAAGCAAAATAAACAAGATGGATAATAGACAGATACCTATAGATTCACCTATTCCCGGAATGGGAATGACTGCACCTCTAGGTGGTAGACCTTGGCAACAACCACCTCAGTTAGCCACTGTTGAGGATGCAATAGAATACTACATGCCAAAGCTATCAGATAGCGACTTTGTGCCTGAGTTATTGACTGTAATAGAGTTAGGTGTGCCGTTGACAACTCTAGCTAACACTATGCAGTTAGCATCCGTAATGGAAGGTAAGCATAGTATAGACGTGGGTATACTTGTTATACCTGTGCTAGTTGAACTCATGGCAAATTTAGCTGAACAGAATGACGTACCATATAAAACTGGATTAGATCCAGAGAAAGATGATACTATTAGTCCTGCTAGAATAGCCTTGGCTAAGAAAAAAGGTAAGATAGACTTAGGTGAGAAACTTAAACCTGTGGCTAAAGAGGTAAAAGAAGAAGAACCAGAAGAACAGCTAGAACAGCCACCTATGGGATTAATGTCAAGAAGGGAACAGTAGAATGAGATTGGGTTTGGTTGCAAAAGGGTTGTCTGAAGGTATTAACTTGGGTTTAGATAGAGAAGAAACAAGACAGGCTAGACTATCTAGAGACTTAAATGCAAAACTAGCAAGAGATGCACAGTTTAAAATGTATAGTCAAAAAAGAGAAGATCAAATAAATGATGAGCTTCAAGATATTATTGGAGCATATCGTGGTATGAATTTGACAGATGCCCAAATAGCAGGTCTTATTCCCGGAGGTAAAACTCAACTAGAAGAAGTTAAAAAATATTATGATGTTGCCCAATCAAATGGCGCAAACTTTTCTTCTCTGCTAACAACTGCATATGGAGATACATTAACTCCAGAGACATTTACTCAGCAAAACTTTGGAGAAGCTACAAAAGGTTACATAGATGCTAGGCTATCAAAAACAGATTATAAGTCTCCTATAACAGTAGGATATTCTCAACAATTAAAAGATATATTTAAAGCAGAGCAAGGACCTGTAGATCCTGATCAAGCAGTCATGGTTAATTTTAATAGAAGTCAAATAATATTATCAAGAATTGGTACAGATGACGAGTTACCAGATGACAAGGCAACTCTTAAAAAAATAGAGAAAGCTAATAAAGATATTATTAAATTAAAGTTACAGCTAGAGGGAGAAACTCTCACAGGAACTGGTGGAACTGGTGGTGATTTTGAAGCAAAGGACAGAAATAGTATTCGTTCCACAGTAACCAGTGTAAAGCAAGATGCATTCTCTGAATTTGCAACAACGGATGTGAATGGTATGATAACTTCATCTTTAGATGGCACATTTGATAAAGCCATGTCAACTTTTGAGGGACTTATTAAACGAGAAAATGGTTATCTAAATACTTTGAATCCAATGACAGGAAATGTTCCTCTAAATAACTACACTGTAAACTTCTACAATGAATATGCAAGAAATCTAGGTCAAAAAATTCATGGAGACTATAAGATTAGATTAAAAAATAGACTTGAAAATACTGCAGTAAAGCAGACTTATAACAATGCACAAGAGGTAGAGCAGGGTGTAGCATCAGGACAAATAAAACGTGGAGATGTAGTTCAAGTTGGAAATATAAAAAGTATATACACTGGAAAACCTGCTAATGATCCTAACGCTTTTATGGATATGGAAATTATAAACCAGAGACAAATGCCAAAATTACTTAGAATAAAGCAAGGTAGTGATGGCACGATGTATGAATATTACAGCCCAAGTTATTAATAATGAGTAGTGTACTTCAAAGAGCTTTTGGTTCGGATAATAAAGAAGAACAAGAAAAGCCAGAAACAAATTATGTAGAATCCCCTACGAGAGGTAGACCAGATAAAGTTACTGGTGTGCTTCAAAGAGCTTTTGATCGGCAACAACAAGAAACCTCTGTGGATCAAGTTGAAAGTCAAGGTGAAAGCTCTGAAATACCCTCCTATGAAAACCAAGAAGTAGAAAAAACTGAGTCTAGTTATCCTGAATGGGGCATAACTAAAGGCAAGTCTAGAGTTGTTGATTATGGTGTTGATATGTTAAAAGGTGCTGTAAGAGGTGTACCTGTAGCTATATCAGAAGGGCTAGAGTTTGCGTCAGAGTTAGATGATGCATCAAAATCTTATTTAGGTACACTCGCTTGGGAAGATAGAGGTAAGCCGGGATTTGATATACATGATCTTATACAATTTCCTGACTACATAACTCCATCAGAGTACAGAAAATTAAAAGAGGAGTACACTCCAGAAGAATTACAAAACACCAGTATGCTATTTAAGCTCTCAAAGGCTATTGATGAAACTACAACAGATGTAGTTGGTGAGACAGAAACTGTTGCAGGTGGTTTAACAGAGGTAGTATCTCAGTTTGCTACTGGCATGGGTGTTGTAGGTAGTTTAACAAAACTAGGAAATTTAGGTAAAGGATATTATGTAAAAGAGGGCATAACAACTGCTGCATTTTTTGATGCAGATGAAGGTTTGCTTATGAACTTTGTTGAAGATTTATCCGATTCAGACTTTGGTTTAATATCGGACATACTTGCTAGGGATGAAGATGACTCTACATTTGAGAAAAGAATAAAAGGATTTGTAGAGGGCTATGGACTTGCAGCAGGAGTGGGTGTGGTTGCAAAAGTATTTACTGCTGTAAGAGGTAAAAAAATAGCCATTGAAGATGCAAAGATGGAGATGGAAAAGAATGGAGAGGTATCTCAGGAAACATTAGACAGAATAAATAATAATGCAGAGATAATAAAAGATAATGCAAAAGAAGTAGAAGAGTTGTTAGTGTCAGCAAAAGCAAATGCTACTACGATAGATAAAGCAAAAAATGTTAGCAAAAGAACTCAAACAATAATTGCTAAACAAGATGCAAGACAAAAGATAGCTCAAGAAAATAATGCAAAAGAGATTGAAGCAGACAAATCAGCAAAGAAGATACACAATGAATTAGTAGAGGAGTTTGAAGCAAATCTAAGTATAAATAAAGGGCTTACCAGAGAAGATGCAGATTTTGTGCCTGTAACCAAATCTGTAGGTGGTAAAAGAGTATTAGATACAGATTTACTAAATGAAGCTAGAGAAAAATCCTTGGCTAAAAAACAAGGTGTGCAAGAAAGAGTAACAGAAACTGGTGATGTATACGTAGAGGACATAGTATTAGAAGATACTGAGGAATTATTTGATAAAGTATTAAAGATAGAGAACATAGATGCTCTAACGGTGGTGGCTAAAGAACTTAAAGATGCCAGACCTCAAAACTGGAGCAATACAAAGACAGAAACATTTTTAGATGTTGATGGCAAAAGAAAGAAAAGAACAGTAAAAAAGACTGTAATGGAAAACATCTTTGATGCTGTAGTTAAGGGTGATATTGATGCAGATAAACTTAGTCTTGCACAGGATCATCCCTTATGGAAAGCATTAGACAAGGCAAAATTATCCTTTGAAGATTTTACTCTTATGCACTTAGGATCGGCAAGCTTGGCAGGTAAGATACTTAATAAGTACTCTCAGGTAGCCAAGAAGGTAAAACCTAAGAGTGTAAAAGAGCAAGAAGAATTAGACGATATGTTAAGAAGGCAGGGTAGAACTGCCAGTTGGTTTAGAAGAGTAGAAAACATTAGACGTGGTCTTCTTGTATCTCAGATAGCTACCGCTGCTAGAAACTTAGAATCAGGACTCATAAGATCTCCTATAGAAGCCATAAATAATATAGTAGAAACAGCCACTATGGACTTGGCAGAAGGAAAGTTTAAATCTAACAGAGCTTTGAAATGGAAAACATGGCAAGATAGTTTTAGAGGATTACGTTATGTGTTGTCTACAGGTAAAGAAGCAAAAGAATATACTGATTTAATACTAAGTGAAGATAGTACAAAAAAGTTTGCTACTCAAATGTTTAACACAATCAACGAAATACAGCTATCTACAGGTAGGGGTACAGGATCTAGGTTTGATAAGATAGCAAGCAAGTTAGAAGACTTTACACAATTTTTAAATAAACCTAATCAATGGCAAGACTTTATGTTAAGACGTTCCACATTTATGGGAGAAGCACAAAGACTATTTAGATTAAGATGGGATATAGACTTTATAGAAGAACTACAGAATGGTAGACTCAAAGACATTTTAAGAGATTCCCAAGATTTAAATCCAACCAAAGGTAAATACACTGCTCATGAGATAATAGCAGAAGCCACACAAAGAGCATTAGATCTTACATATGCAAATCCACCTGAGTCTCCCTTGGGAAAATGGTTTGCAAATACAATCAACGAATACAACTTAACAGTTATAATACCCTTTCCAAGATTCATGGCAAAGAGCATGGAGCTTATGGCAGAGAACTCAGTAGGGGCATTGTTACCTATGGTGAGAAGAGTTTATGGTCCTGCTGTGGGTGGTAAGTCATTTTTTCCAAAAGATCCTACAACTGGCAAGAGAAGTTTAGGCACACCATTGGGTCTAACTCAAAGAGAACACCGTATGATAGCACGTAATGCTACAGGTGCAATGGGAATAATGGCTGCAAGTATGATGTTGGGAGAAGAAGATAGAGGAGAGGACTATAAGTTAGTTCCTGTTGGTGATGGCACTGTGGTAGATGTGACTCCTTTGTTTCCTCTAAGACAATTCTTTTTCTTAGGAAAAATAACTAAGGACTACATAAAAGCAAGAGAGGATGTAGATTGGTTTTCAGGAGGAAAGGAAGCTTTCTTTAATAATCTTGATAGAAAAGAGTGGTTAGAAACATTCTTTGGAACTAGCTTTAGAACAGGTGTAGCAGGTAATCTTGTAGATGAAGCTGCAAATTTATTTTCTCAAACTGATATAGAGAACACTGAATGGTGGGCAAAGAATGCAGGGGCTACATTAGGTAATTATCTAGCTACTTTTCTTGTGCCAATGAATCAGGTCATAGATGCACAAAGAGCTATGGGCATGAGAGGTACTGTGTACAAAGAAACAGGAAAAGACCCTGAGTTGGTGGATGCAGGTGGAGCTTTTGTTGAGGGATTAGTCAAGCCATTTAGAAAGTATGACCCAACAGGTGCTTTCGTAGATGAAGAAGCACTACCAATAAGAGAAGATCCTCTTCAAGAGGGCAAAGAAAAGGTTGCTCCTTTGGCAAAAGTTCTTGCAGGTATAAACATGTACACTGAAGACAGTCCAGAGGGAATGAAGTTGAAAGAGTTAGGATTTACTAAGTGGGAGCTAAGTAGTAAGTCAAGCATACCATCAATAAGAAACTTTGAGAATAAGCTTATAAGAACCTATTTACCTGACATAGTCAGAATAGCTGAAAAAGAAAAAGGTATATATGCTGATAGGTATGAGGAAAACAGAGAGCAGTTATCAAAAAGAGGTGGGGGAAAGATTGGAGATATAGAAATAGGAATCTCTAAAGATAAATACATAAAAGATAGTGTAAGAGCTACAATAAGTAGCACATTAAATCTTCTAAGAAATGATGAACGTAGTTTATCAGCTATACCTGAGAGAGAAAAACAAGCTCAAGTAAAAGCTATGATAAACTACAGAAGATTGCCCACTGATGCAAAGAATAAAGCATACAGTGAGTTTGTAAACAGAGAAAAGAGATCACCTTTTGATTTTCCAGATGATCTAATTCAAAGCTTTCATCCTACATTTGACGAATACACAGAGGAGCAAAAGAAGATTGCTTTGGACAATCTAAAATTAAGAGACTTAGCTACACTCGGAGAACTAGGTAAAATTTTTAGATAGTTTTTTTATATTATCCTTTATTTCTCTTAAACTTTTTTCACACTCTCTTATCCTGTGGTTCATTTCTGTGAGAAGCTCGAACATTGTCTTGGGTTCTCTGCTTCTTTTGTCCATGAAAGCCTTTGCTTCTTTTTCTAATTCCATCTCGTCCTCTATGTATGTTATCATAATAGGCTGTGTTAAAGCCACGTTCCCACTCTCTATATAACATAGTGTCGGAACTATAGGGGTTGCGAATCTTTCCATAAACAAATGCATCGTAACCTTTCATCCACTGTATCTTCAGTGGTGCATCATGTTTACCTAATCCTCTTTCCTTTCTAGATAAGTGTCTCATACTAAGCTCCTATGTCCACTATCTCACAACTGTCACCAGAACAGGCAAAGGTCTGAGAAGAATTAGTGTTATCTTCTTTTTCATAATCCGTAAACTTATTCCAATCAATATGAGTGAACTTACTGCTAAAATCATTGTATACAGCTTCTGTACAGTCCTGATAGGGTGCTTGCTGATAAGTATGATCGGAGTGTGGTAAGAAAGAAACACCTGACATCTCGTCAAAGTGTTTGAATACAAATGCACCTACTTCCATCCACTCTTCATCACGCACTGACACAGTTACAGAAGGTTTATGCTCACACCAATGTCGCTGATATAGAAGCCACATCTCTAGCTGTTCTATAGCTGTCATATCATTCCTTACTACAGACTTCTTTGGTGACTTCATTGGAAAACTAAATACAGTTTGTGTATCAGGTTTCATAAAGTCAGCTTCACTTGGTATGCCACTGTCTTTCATGAAGTTAGTAAGAGGATCTTTATTATCACCCCTGACAGTCCTAATATAATAACTGCTATGACGAGGGTGGATACCACTGCTTGAGTCAACAAGCTGTGATACTGTCCCACTTGGTTTGACACATGTGATAGCAGTGCTTTGGGGTATTCTAAAGATTGCTGACCACTCTTTGTTTGTCTCGACTGCAACTTCTCTGAGTGCTGTGAGGGTTTTTTCAAGCCCATGTTTCCTCCCATTTGTTAATTCATTATCCATAATACCTGTAAGGCTGACTCCCAAAAGTCTTTCCTCTTCAGTATTCTTCTGCCATATCTTTCTCAAATATGGAAACTTAGTGAGTGTAGCCTGTGCTGTGCCAAGTATTGTAGCAAGCATAACCTTCCTCTTCAAATCATCAAACTTATCCTTATCTCGTATCACAACCTCTGTAAGATTGCAGAACTGATAGGGTCTAAGTATGATCTCACTGCAAGGATTACAACCAAACTCATGATCAGCATCTCTTCTGCCAAACTTCTTTGCTTGTTCCTTTGCAGATATTCTATTAAATATACCACGTTCACCTGACTTAGACTCAACAAGAGATGTCCACTCTCGTAAGAAAGTTTCTCCATCAGGCTTGTCAGTGTAAACAACAGAGTTATTTGAAAGAGCCATCTGTGGTGCTGTCTCCCACCATTTACCAGACTTGGCATGTCTCATGCGTCCATCAGATAGATTAGACAAACTAATCATGGCTGATCTACGTACACCACCAGACACTACAACCTCTCCAACCTTGCACATAAGATTGTGACAATCATAACTAGAAAGTTTACGACCTGCATTCTGTCGGAACAAAGCAACAGTAAAGCTAAATAAATCTATGAGAGGTGCAGGACCACTAGCCCTACCACCGAATACTTTGAGTCTAGCACCTGCAGGTCTTACCTTTGACATATCCCACATAGGAACTTCACCCATGTATAGGTGTCCTATCAGCTTACGTAATGCTTTAGCCCAACCTTCTTTACTATCTTGAACCTGTATGCACGTATCAACATGATCCAAACTCTGTGGTATTTCTGGTAGCTGAGATACATATTGTCTTTCAACAGAGAATCCTACACCTGTACCACATAATAATATATACATAGCTTCATCAAAAGCTTTTGGATCATCGACAGGCAGATAACTACAGTTATACCCTGCTGTGTTGTCTCTCTCAAGTGCAGGACCTGCAGTCATCAAAGCTCTCATGGATGGCATGACCTCTAGATTCTTTATAGCTTCAAAGATTTGCTGTTTAGGTAAATGTCCTTTTACTTTTTCAGTAATATAGTCCACGTATCTTTTTACAGTTTCATCCCATGTTTCTCTTCTGTTCTCTTCATCAATCCATCTAGCGTATCTAGATATTGCAATAAATTTTTGATAATCATTCATATTAATCCTCCAATGTTATTCGAATGTGTTTCACTTTTAGTCCATCAATATCGTAGATAAACTCTTCTAAGGCTTGTTGTATCTCTTCACTAGGATCACCGTCAGCAGGAACAGGGTACTCGTCTTTGTCTAGATCAAGAGTGAGATATACTTTAACAACCATCACTCAACTCTATACCAAAAGAAGTATACAAATCTGATGAAGGTTTTTCACCCTTTTTTACTGATATTAATTTATTTAGATACCACTGTGCTTTCTCTAAGTCTTGCACACCATTCTTGTATCGGTATCTCCAAAGATACTTAATAATATTACCCTGTAGATAATACTCAAAGCCTTCTCCTGTAGCTGACTGAATAGCTTCGATGCATTCTACACCATATTTGTTATAATGTGGTGGACTATTTACCATATCTTTATCCTTACAATCCATATCCCATTTTGCCATGTTATGCACTCCCATTTAGTTTCTCTTTCATTGCTCTGAAGTCTACCTTAATTACATTACCTTGTCTACTGGTAATTGCAACTGGTGGCTTTTCTTTTGGTGCTTCCATCTCTGATCTAACTATCTCATACACTTTCTTAGCATGATCTTCATCAGATCTAAGTAGATCAATACTTACGAGTGTCATACGAGCAAAAAACATAATTTCATTAAAGTCTCTATCTGATAGAGGATTCGCAATTGAATCTATAACTTGTAAGTTAACATCACCTGTCCAATTGTTCTGGTGATCTAGTATAGGTTGCATTCTTATTAGAATGTCTTGGTCATCTAATTTGAAATGTAAATCTTTAAATCCGTCTTGTGTCATTTAAAACTCCTTATAATCTTTTTTCTTGGAAACTCTATGAGTTCAGGAAGTGGTTTCTTTTTACGTTCTTTAAGCCAAGGCTCTGGTATTATTCTGTCATAGTATAGGAACTTGTTTTTCTCACACCAATCTCCATAGCTAGTTTTAGAACCTTTCTTAATCTTTCTTTTACTACTTGTAAACACAAAACGTATGTCTAATTTAGGGTGCTGTTTCTTAATACATATGTGTTTTCTTCTATCTTCTACAGTGAAGAGTCCTTTGGTTTCTATTATGATACCATTAGGTAGCACAAAGTCAGGTGTGTAATGTCTGTAAGCCAAGTCTTCCCATTCTATCTTGATGCCTTCGTAAATATATTTTACTTTTAGTTCATCAAGAAACTCTGAGAGCTTGACCTCAAGTCCACTACGATAGCCTAACTTACGTGCTACCTGATACTGTTTAGAAGTGTAT